AGTCGCCATGCGGTACGACGACATCGTCGCGCGGTCGAGGAATATGAAGAACTCGCCGTTGTCGTGGTCGTTGACGAGGGCATCGGTGCCGCGACGGCCGCGCATGATCGTGCTCAGCGTGTAGCTGCCGTCCTCCTCCTCTACGGCGTCCTTGAACAGGATCACTTCCCAACCGTTCGTGCTGTTGCCTACCAGGGCAGCGTTCACGTCATTGAGGAACTCGCTCTCGGTCACGCTCGCGAGCGCGCCCTCCTGGAGCGCTACCTTCAACTCGGTATCGAAATCCGTCGCGAAGGGTTGGCCGGTCGCCGGCAGCTTGTTCGTGACGATGCCCCACGTCGCCGCCGCCGTCACGCGCAGCCCCGTGTGGGTGTAGCTGATGCCGTCCGGGCTCTGGTAGAGAGAACCCGAGCGCCAGCCGGTTACGTACCCGCTCATCGTGAAGTAGAGGCGCGACTGCGCTCCGCCGAGGTCGTCTACGTCGCGCAGGAGCGTGGTGTCGAGCAAGAACAGCAGCGTGTCGGCGGGGCCGGGCGGCAACTTCTGCGGGAAGCCCAGGCCGCCCTGGCCGATCGCGGTGGAGACGACGGACAGCTTGTCCTCGGCAGTGCCCTCGAAGGACACGGAGAGGTCGGTGCCGATCGTGGACTTGGTGACGCGCGTGCGAAGCGTGGCGCCGGAGCCTGTCGTCACGGTGATGACATCGGACGGGTCGAGGTCCTGGTGCTCGAACGGCGCGAGGAACTTGAAGCTGTTGCGCTCGTTCCACACCGTGAAAAGCCACTTCTCCACGATCTGCTTCGCCTCGCCAGCGGTGAGCACGATCGGCATCTCGACGCTCTGCTCGTCGCGCGAGCGCATCGTCGGGTGCGGGTTGGATACGCGCCGAGCGCTCACGGCGTTCTGCTCGTAGTCCATGTTGAAATCCATGAAGCGCAGATACAGGCGGCGCGGGAGTTCCGGCTCCTGCACGCGCGTCTCCTCGATAACGTCGAACGTCTCCTGGTTCGCCGGGATGAGGTCGTCGCGCGAGATCGTGCGCTCGGGGTCGCGGCCGCGGACCTTGAACTTGACTTTGTCGTCGCTCTCGATACCGTCAAAGAGGAACGCACTCGCGAGAGGCTCGATGACGCTGCGGGCGGCCTGCTGGCGCGTGATGGCGAAGCCGCGCACGGATGCGACGAGTTCGGAGGTGTCTACGTCGTTGGTCAGGTCGAGGCCGACGCGCTCGCAGACGCCGTCAACGATGTCGGCGAGGACGGCGGATTCACCCGCGGCGCGGCCGATGAATGCCTGATTCACGACGGACATGCCGCCGAATCCGGTCACGCAGATGACACTCTGCGATGCGCCATCCCAATGCAAGCCCGCGGTCGAGGACCAGTTGATGTCGATAGCCCCGATGTCTAGATTTTCGATGAGGACCTCGCCGTCAGTCAAGTCTATCATGCAGGCGATGTCGGCGCCGGAGACCCAGCCGAAACGGTGGTCGATGATCTTGGACGAGCGGAGAAGCGTGAGCAGCTGGTTGGGCACGTTTGACTCGATGAGCGTCGTCCACACTATGCCCGCGCCCTCGACCCACTTGCAGATGCGAGTGTGCGTAGAGTCGCTGCTACCCATCAATATGACGCCACCATCGGTCGGGTCGAGCATGCCCCCGAACATGGAATTAACCCCGCTCACGAGGCCGCCCCACTCGCTCGAAGGGATGGTGTCCACGAGTTCGAGGTCGTCAACGCCTCCGGACAGGCCGACAAGCGCGTCGTAGGCCGCGCCCGCGTTGATGACCAGCTTGTAGATGTAGATGTCCGCGTTGCCGGTCGCGTGCGCGATCAGGAAGGCGGACCCGTTGCCCTCGGAGGGCTTACCTTCGCACAGCCCGCGGAAGGGAGCCGCGAGCGACGGCGACTCGTTCTTGACGTGAACCATGTTGTCCGCGTCGAGTACGTACAGAACGTCGAAGAACGACCAAGACACGTGGTACTTCCGCTTCCCGGAGGTCGGATGGATCAGGTGGACGATGAGCGCCTGCTCGATCGCCTGATACTTGCTCACGTGGCCGGCGCTGCCGGTGAACTCCGCGACCTTCTGGAGGTTGTTGGGCTCGATCTTGATGATGCGCTGGTCGTTGGCCGCGCCTTCGTCGTTGCCATAGAAGAAGCCGTCTGCGTCCATGCAAGGCAAGCTGACGCCGCCGAACTTGGACCCGCCGAGGCCAGCGCCATCGTTAGACTGCTGCCACACCTCGCCGAGCGTGTCGAGGTTGTAGACGCGGAAGCCGGTCGCGGCCGACGTGCCGTCCTGGTCCATGGCGTAACCGCGGCGGCGCTTGTGGTCCACGAACCACACAGACGTCGAGAAGCCGTCGAAGATTCCGCCCTCACCGACCGTGAGATCGTCGGAGTGGCGCGTCGAGTTGCTGCCGGCCGCGCTGAACGCGATCTCGACCGTGATGTTCGGGATGCGGTTGCCGAAGTCGGTGAGGTCGAGGTCCTCGAACACGATGTATATCATGCCGCGATGCGCCGGCACGCGGCCGACACCCTTGTCAGCTTCGATAGCCGGGTCGGGAAGCTGCGTTTCGTTCCCGTTGTAGAAGCGGAAGCGCAGGCCCGGTTTGTGGACGAGCGTCGTGCTGCGCTTGTCGTAGATCAGCTTCGTGTCGGCCCAGATGCGGATCGCGTCGTCGGCCGGTCCCTCGGCGAACGCCATGGCGAAGGACGCGAAGTACGTGTAGGTGATCTGGGTCTGCGTGGTCCCACCGCCGCCCATGAGGCCACCCTTCGCACCGCCCTGCGTCGCGACCTGGGTGTGCTGCTGCTCCTGGATGCCGGAGGTCCAGATCATGTTGCCGGACATACGCAGCGTACCGAACCCTATGCGGATCATGCTCCCGTAGGTCGAGGCTGATACGCTGAGATCGCCCAGGCGAGAGCCCTCGACAGTGCCGAGGTCCTGCGCTTCATCCGGGAAGAACGCGCCGCCGATGAGCGAGCCCGCGAGGAACCCTACGTTCGCGCCGATGCCAGTCGCCGCCCCGAGGACAGCGCCGCCGATAGCGAACCCGAGGCGGAGTACTTGATTGGACATCTAGTCCTCGACGGGGAACTCGAAGCAGGCGACGGGCTTGCCCGAGATGGAGCGCGCGGCCTCGATCGTCTCCTCTACCACCTTGCGGCGCCGAGCATGCGCGTGGACGATCGACGGCTGGTTCGTGCGCGGGTCCGTGGTGCGGATCGCGCAATGGCACACGTGAACGCCCTCGGAGAAGACGAGGAGGTCGCCATCGGCGTGCTCCGCGATAGGCTTCTGGCGGCCGCCGGCAGCCTCCATCACCTCGCGGATGCGGACGAGGAAGGTGCCATCAGGCCGATCCGGGTAGTCGGTCGTGTCGTGGTCGGTGAACGCGAGCGCGTTCGCGACCTTGATCGGCAGGCCGACGCAGTCGAGCCCGGTGGCGTTGCGGCCCTTCCGCTTGTAGTTGACGCCGATCCAGGCGCGGGCCTCGGCGACGATCTGGCTTCGAGTGGTCATTAGCGTGCATCCGGCGTGTTGAGGTATTCGTCCTGGCCGGGGACGTAGGGTTCGCCACGGTAGTTGAAGATGTTGTCGAACTTCGACACGCAGCCGTTTACCTCCAGGGTCGTGCCGTCTTCCCCGTAGATCATCTTCGAGCAGCCGGGGTAGATCGTCAGCTTGTCGCCGACCTGGATGTCGTAGGGCATGGTCAGGAACAAGTGTACCACGTTCCCGGCGTCCACGTAATCCTTCACCTCCATGGACAGGCCGGTGTTGTCACCGGTCTCCCAAGTGACTGCGCCGTAGTTGAACCAGTCGTCGATAGCGCGCGTCTCGGTGACCGTGATCGTGAACTGCCGGCGGTTCGTGACGGAGCCAACGGTCGCCGCTCGCTTCCATGCCTGCTCGGTGGTGAACACAGCGTTGCCGTCCTGGGTCTCGGCCCCGGGCGTGATGTCGAACGCCGGGGTCATGTCCGGGTCAGTGATGCCCGCGGTCGTGCAGACGTACATGCGATCCTGGTAGACCTCCCAGCCGGTGGCCTCGGCCACGAGGCGGAAGACGCCGCGGACCTCGTCGAAGGCGGCCTCGCATATGGCACCAGCGTTGTACGTCGCGATGAGCGTGACCTTGATCTTGCGCGTGAGCGCCGGCACGGCCACGGAGTTCGCGCCCCGGGAGACCCAGGTGTCCTGGGGGGTGATCGTCTGGGCGCCACTGTCGTAGGCGTTCGAGATCGGCATGTCCATCGAGTCGAGAAACTTGACGAGCACCCGACCGCTGTCCAGGGTGACGTTGTCGCTGTTCGCGCGGAAGGTCCACACGTCGAACAAGTATCCGCCGGCATCGACTGTGGTGAGGTTGAGGTCAGCCGTCATGTCGATGATCTGCTCTATCTCCCAGGAGGCGCCCGTGCTCGCGGTAAGGAAGAACCCTCCCCACTTCGGCACGAGGCCGTTGCTCGACGCGACGACGGCCGGCGCGCCCGAGTTCGTCGTCCAGCCGGTAAGGTTGCCGTCCTCGAACCCGCCGTTGACGATGTCAAGCGGGACGCGGCCGAGCGTCGGCACGCGGAAGCGCTGGTCCTTCTCCGTCGCCACCGGCACGGTCAGGTTCCGAGTCAGCAGCGTCGGGTGGATCGCTATTTTGCACTTCGTGTCGCCTACGTCCGCGCGGCACTCCGACTGAAACAGTTCACCGACCGTCTGCGAAAATGCCTGGGTGAGTCCGCGCAGTTCCGTCTGGAACAAACCGGAGTCGGCGTAGGTCACCTCGCCGAAGCGGCCGCGGCGCAGCTTCATCGCGCCCTGGCTGAGGTTGGACCAGTTCACCTCCGAGACGCGGACCTCGGCGTAGTCGAACAGACCGGCGCGCAGTTCATCCTCGGTTATAGCGCCGCTCTGGAAGAAACCCTGCACGTCGAGGTTATCGACGCTGAGCCCCACAGCGTTCGCGACGGCCGTGCGGTTGTAGCCGACAGCGGACTCGTAGATCATGCCGCTCGACGGCGGGAACTCCAGATCGCGGTCGTGGTCGGTGAAGAAGAACTCCTGCCCGTCCGTGCGCGTGATGCGCCAGATCGTGCAAAGCGTGGTGGACTCCTGCGCGAGGTGCGCTTCGAGGCCGGCGGAGATGGTCTTGGGCATGGTATTAGACGCGCACTTCCACGAGGTTGATGGCGGGCAGGCTCAGCTTGGCGTCGCTGTCGAACACAGCAGTATCCATCTTCAGCATGTCGGTGTCAAAGCGAACGGGCACGTCGAACTCGCAGATGACAGCCACGATAACGCCGTTCGCCACGGGCGACGAGAAGGTGATGAGGCCGGTGTCGTTGTTGGCGGTGAAGCCCGCCATCTGGAGCACACCGTTGAGGTAAACCTTCAGTGTGCCGGCTACCAGCTTGTTGATGGTGCGCTGATGCGTGAAAGAGCCCGAATCCACGTAGGACTTGAAGACCTGGAACTCGTCGTTCATCCCGTCGCCGACTCCGATGGCCTGCCGGGTTGCGACGTCGTTGGTGAACGAGTCGCCGATCTGGAAGTCGGACCAGTCCTTGAAGCGGAATCCCTCGTGCATGCCGCCGCGCGCGTAGAAGAAGTCGATGACGGCGTCGAGGTTCTCCTTCGACGTGATGCCATAGGAGATGTCCCAAGCGCCTTTGGTCTGCGCCCAGTTCTTGTTGCGACGCTCCGCGCCTGAGAACAACTTGAGAACGGTGGTCTTGAACGCCGGCCCGCCCTGCGCGCCGCGCTCGATGTCCTCGGGGAGCCGTTCTTCGCGGAAGGTCATGGCTAGGTGTTCCGCTTGCGAGCGCGCGCGACGCCGGAGCCGATGTCGGCCATGATCTGGCCGCGCGAGCGGTTGAAGCTGTCCATGTCACGGACGCCGTTGAAGTGGATGTTGACGGTGGTAGCACCGTCCTGCGGGTCGCCGGAGCGACGTACATCGACCTCCTCGCCGTCGCGGGCGCGGAAGGCCACGAGCCGGTTGTCCGCGCCAGGCAGATCGGCGACGGAGTTCTGAGCGCCCACGGTGAAGCTGCCGCCGGACGCGAAGCCGAACAGATTACCGATGCCGCTGAGGATGTCACCGAAGAAGCCGGACGAGCCCGACGAGCCGGCGGACGCTTCCCTTCCACCGATGCCCTCGAAGCCGAAGCCACCGAGGTTACCGAGGCTCCCCGTCTGCCCTCCGAGCGCGAGGCTCTGGAGCGCCGCGGCGGCCGCGGTGGCCGAGGATGCAACAGCAGTCAATCCAGTTGCGGCGCTCGTGCTGGCGACCGCGGTGCCGGCGGCTCCCGTCAGCGCGTTCGGGTTGAACAGTTCTCCCTGGGTTCCGCCGGTCAGCGAGCCGAACAGCGAGCCGAGCAGGCTCGTCTGCGGCCGCGCCGCGGCGTTGCCGGTGACGAGCCCGAACAGGTCGGCGCCCACTGTGCGCGTCGCGCCCTTGATGAGATCGCGCTGGATGCTCTTAAGGAAGTTCCCGAGCGTGAACTTGCCGGTCTCGGCGAAGTCGGCGATCGCGTCGCCGGCCGCGTCGAACGCCTTTGTCAACACATTCTCGATCTGCGCGGCAACGTCCTCGGACTCCTTCGCGATCTTCAGGAAGAAGCGCTCGACGCCGGCACCCAGCATCTTCTGCGAGTCGAGGAACGAGATGCGAGCGTCGCGACGCTGCGTGGCAGCTTCAGGCTCGTTGATGATGTTTTTCTCAAGGTTCGAGTTTATGCCGCGCAGCGCTAGTTCGTAGTCGCGCGCCGGCCCGCGCGCGGCCTCGAACGAGGAGGTGCGCGCCTTGTCGAGTTCCTTCAGTTCCTCGTAGCTGCGAATCAGCTTGCCGAGCGCGCCGTCCTCGGCGAGGAGCGCGTCGATCTGCTTCCGGCTGAACTTGCCGCTGGAGATCAACTTCTGCTCGATCTCCTCGCGTTTCTGCGCGATCGCGCGCTCCTTCGGGTCGATGATGTTGAGCAGGTTGATCTGCTTGTTCAACTCGGCCGTGATGCTGCGGAGGATGTCGGCCGCGCGCTGGGCGTCCTTGCTCGGCGTCGCTACGACGTTGCGGGTGCCGGGCTTGATGAGATCGGCCTGGGCTTTCTGCTCGGCCGAGCGCTGGGCCTGCCGGAAGCGATCCGCGTCCTCGATAATGGCGCGCTGATTAGGCGTGAGAGCGTCGGACCCGCGAATGAGTGCAGAGTTACCGCGCAGGAGGCGACCCTCGGCGTCCGCCTTCGCGAGTTCCTCGGTGAGGATTTCCTTGTAGGACTTGCCGGCGGCCTTGGCGGCGTCCGCGTAGGAGTCCTCGATCCGACCGAGCGACACACCCTTGATGAGAAGGGTTTCCTCGATTGACTTAGCGATGCCCTCGTTGCCAAGCGCGCGCTGTAATGAAGCGCTCTTGCGAACGAGGAAGTCGAAGCCATCCGTGAAGAACGTCAAGAAATCCTCTAACGCACCGAGGATACTGTTGATGATGCCAATGAAGAACGAGGCCACCACGGCCCAAGCTTCGTTGAACTTCGTAGTCACGAACTTCCACGCGGCGATGAAGCCAAAAGCGCCAAGCTGGGCGCTGGTGATGAACTTCTCCCACTTCTCACCGCCCTCCGTCACGGCCTCGAAGAAACGGCCAACTGAGCCGCCGATGTTCTTGAAGACTCCGGCCAAGTCTCCGCCGAACAGAGCGAAGACGCCGGAGAGGGCGAGCACGATCGGGTTGAGGCGGAGGAGCCACCTAACGAGCCCGGCGACCTGGACGATGAGACCACCACTCATAGCCGTCGCGCTGCGAACCAGCATCGGGATCAGGATGGAGCCGAGTGCGAAGCCAGCGACGACGGCAACCTTCTCGAAGTTGTCGGCGAGTAAGATGAGACCCTTCGCGAGGCTCTCGGTTATCTTGCCGGCCTCATTGGCCTTGGTCCCGAACACGGTGATCGCGGTGATCAGCCTGTTGAAGCCCTGGGCGATCGTCGGCGTGGTCTGCTCGAACTGCCGGTTGATCTCGGGAATCTGCTTGAGCAATGCCTGGGTGAGAACGTCGCCCGTCAGCTTTCCCTGCTTCGACAGTTCGCGGAACTCGCCGACCGTGCCCTTGAACCCCGGGATTAGTCCCACGAGGCCCTTGGCAAGCTGCGAAGTGAGGGCCGGCAAGTTCTCCATGACCGAGCGCAACTCGTCTCCGCCGAGACGGTTCGAGGCGAGCGCCTGACCGAACTGGATGAGGGCGTTGGTGCCCTCGGCCGTGGTCGCGCCCGAGATAGAGATCGTCTTGTTGAGGGTCTCTGTTATGTCGATGACCTGACGCTGCGAGAGCCCGAGGTCCTTCGTCGAGCGCTGCAAGCGCGCGTAGAGATCGACCGTATCCGTGAACGCAGCGCGCGAGCGGTTAGCCACTCCGACGAGTTCGTCGAAGACGACAGCGGCCTCCACCCCGCTCGACGTAGCCAGCTTGATCTTGTTCTGGACCAGCGTGAGGCTATCCGCGAACTCGATGAAGATGCCGGCGATGCGCAACGAGGCGTAGACCACGAGAGCCTGCCGGAGGAACCCGAGCAGGCTAGTGGTCCGCTGCGCCGAGCGGCCGACGCCGTCGATCTCACGCGCGGTCGTCTGGGCGCCGCGCTGCGATATGACAATTTCATAGCGGTCGGTTGCCATGGCGGTTACCGGCGCGGGAGGTCGACAAATTCCATGATGCGGAGCCGCCGCGAGCGCGCCTGCGCCGCCGCGAGACCGCGCTCGATGAAGCCGGCCGACATCTGCGTCACCCAGCCATTGTTGAGTCGCAAAATGTAAGGCGTGTTGTTCTGCACCCAGAACTCCAGGCCGCGAGAGGTCTGGAACTGCATGCGCGCGATCGGCATCGCCGCGGTCAGTGCGGCCGCCGCGACGATGCGCTCCCCCGAGCCCGCGCCTCCGGCCATCGAGCCCTTCGGGTACACGCGGATGCGGCCGAAGTTGTAGTTCGGACCGAGCGTGAGGAACCAGTTCGCGCGCAGCGAGCCCTCATCGACCGGACTATGGACCACCTGCTCCGCGTGATTGTAGACGGCGACGCGCTGCATCAAGCGCGCGGTCGCGCGATCTACGCCCCTCGCGAGGAGGGCCATTCGCCGAGGCAACACACTGAAGGGGAACACGGCCACGGCGGGGCTCACCTCTTGCGGGGCGGGGGACTACGGCGTCCCGGAGCCGACTTGCCCGGGGTGGGCTTGCCGCGCTTCGAGTCTCGGTGCTTAAGATACTCGATGTCGAGCCGCCGGACTAGGGCACGCATCCACACCCGGTCCTCCTCGGTGAACCAGGACCGCTGCGAGATATAATAGTCGATCGACGAGGATGGGATGGGTCCTTCCCCAAATCCTACCTGACGCTCGGTGCAGAGGTCCAAGAAGGCTTGATAGTAGACCTCCAGACCAGGAAGAAGCTGCGGGGCGTCCCGAATTCGCTGAGGGATCGGAAGCCCCTGCTTCATGCACTGGTCTAGGATCAGCTTCTCGGTCTTGCCCTGCTCCAGATCGTAGAGGAGGACCGCTACGAGTTTCCCGCGTCAGCCTCCAAATTCTGCACCTGGAAGTTCGCCATGCTCGTCGCTTCCTCGCGGAGGCGGTCGAACAGGTCTGGCAGTTCGGTCAGCAGCTTGATGACGTTCGCGCGGCTATATTCGAGCGTCTTGCCGGGGATTTCCTTGCCCTCGGCGTCCTTGGTCGGGCGCTCGCATATGCCTTCCCAGCCGAGGACGACCGTCTCGGCGAACGCCTCGACCGACAGACGGCGCTGCTCCGAGATCGGCAACGTACCGGCCTCGATCTCGCGGCGCTTCCCGCGCGTCTTCTTCTCGAACGCCGCGGCAAAGCGCTCGTTGGCGCCGCCCGCGCGTGCGATGCGAATCTTGCCGGCCGCGCCGAACGTCACGACGACGCCGTTGACCTCCGCGTCCTTGCTGGTCGCATAGAGGTCGTAGATGCTCTGCTTCTCGGTGGTCATTGCTTAGCCCTTGGGGTGATGCGATCCCTGTGCGCGACGGCCCCTTGGGTAGGTGCTGTCGAACGTGGCTTACTCGGCCGCGTTCGGCAGGTAGTGGAAGAACACCATCAACAGCGTGTGGTTGAAGACGCGGTCCGCGGCCGCCAGGGTGTTCAGGGGCAGAGTGATGGGCTGATCCTGCTCCACGTTGAGGCGGCCGTCGCCGAGGGCGATCAGCGGCACGTCCACGAGGATGCCGGCGTTGTCCTTCACGACAGCGTAGTCGAGCGTCACGTCCTCGTTGTCGCGGACCGCTGTGATCGCGTCCACGTCCGAGAAGTAAGCCGTGACCGTGCCCTCCACGTTGAACTGACCGGCCGTAACGTCGAACGCGCCGAGGACCGAGATGGCCTTGTTCTGCGAGATGTTGTTGTTTATCGTGGTCGTGAACTCGGTTACGAAGCCGAACAGAGCAGTCGGGTTAGAGTTCACCGGGTCCAGGATCGACAGCTTGAGCCGGCTGAAGTGGTTCGAGGTGTTGAAGGCGTCGGACGCCACGAGGTCCGGGCGCGAACCCGACTTCAGGCCGGTCGCGCTGTTGCGCTGCTCGTTGTCGGTCGCGACGAACGAGAGGTTCATCGTCACCTTGTCGGCCGTCTGGAAGTTGAGGGTCAATTCGTTCGCAACCGAGCCAACGATGTACTCGCCCTGAATCTGCGTCGGCTGCGAGTCGTCGGAGGCGTCCAATGAGCGCTCCAACTGATACGAGCGGCGCACGATCAGCGCCGGGTCGGACTCGTTCTTCACGACCGAGCCCCAGAACAACTGGACCGTCAGCGAGGTGCCGGTCTCGTCGATCATCGTGCCCGAGGTCTTGTCGAGCACGAGCGCGTTGTCCTCGATCTCCTTGACACGCGCCCAGCCGTTGTTGGCCGCGTTGGTGAATTCGAGCAAGGCACCGTCGCCGCCGATGTAAATCCACTCGCCGGGGATGAGCCCGAACGTGTCGAACGCCTGCCCGGCCCCTCCTGTCAAGGTCGCGTTTCCGAACGCGGCATTCGTCGCGGTCTCGGTCGTCCCGATGAGATTACCGAGCGTGCCCTTCTTCTTGGCGGTCAGGGTCAGGGTGTTGGCCGTCGTATCTGCGGCGCCGGTGACATCGGCGTTGACGACGGTGCCGCTGGCATAAGTCGTGCCTGCGCCGGCTGAGCCGTTGATCGCAGCAGTGAGATTGTTGAGGGAGGCGTCCTGGTCCGCTCCGATCAAGACCTCGTTGGCGAGGGGGGTGAGCGCAGTCTTGAACGTGTAGGTCCGTGCGCCGATCGTGACTGTCTCGTTGTTCGAGATGACGCCCGAGAACGTGAGTACGCCCGTCGCGGCAACGAGTGATCCGACGTACTCGAGGCGCGGTAGGTCGCCCATGGTCGCGTTCACGTCGAGTGCCGAGGCCGCGAACTGGTGGCCCACGACCTCGACCTGCTGGCCGGCAGCCGCAGCTTCGTCCACGAGGCCGGTGTCCGACACGTCGATGTCGGTCTGCGCGATGACGGCGGTCACGCGCTTGAGGCCGTTGTTGACTGCGTTGCTGAAGCCTGCCGCGAGGAGCAGCGAGCCGATATGC